GAACCCGACCGCCGAGCACATGGCCGAGTGGCTGTACGAACTGGCCGTCGAGTTGCTGGACAACATGCCGGACGGCGTGCGGGTGAGCGCCGTCAGCGTGAGCGAAACCCCCAAGACGTGGGCGACGTACCGGCCATGACTCTGCCACTCGCCCCTCCGGCGCACCGCGCCAGCGCCACGCACCTGAACATCAGCGAGGTGTTCGGGCCGACCATCCAGGGCGAGGGGCCGAACGCCGGGCGGCTGTCCTCGTTCCTCCGGCTGGCCGGGTGCAACCTCACCTGCTCGTGGTGCGACAGCGCCTACACCTGGGACTGGGCGCGGTTCCCGCATCGGGAGGAAGTGCACCCGACGCCGGTGCTCGACGTGGCGCAGACGGTGGCCAGCCTGCAAGGCCGCATCATCGTGACCGGTGGCGAGCCGCTGTTGCAGGCGACCGCGCTGGCCGAGGTGCTGGCCGTATGCGACTGGATGGACTTCGACGTGGAAACCAACGGCACCCGCCCGCTGGGTCGCACCGAGCCGTTCTGGGACACCATCATCTGCTCGCCCAAGATCATCCCGAGCGCCGACCAAGGCCCGCTGGCTCGCCGCCTGGACCCCGGCATCCTGGCCGACGAGCGCACGCACTTCAAGTTCGTGGTGCAGGGCCAGGCCGACCTCGACGCGGTGGACGACCTCGTGGCTGGCGGTGCCTTCGCCAGAGCGCGCGACGAGGGCCGCATGTGGCTCATGCCGGAAGGCATCACGCCGGATACGCTGACCGAGCGAACGCCGTTCGTGATCGAGGCCGCAGTGGAACGCGGCATGAACTTCACCAGCCGCCTCCACGTCTACGGCTGGCACGACGTGAGGGGCCACTGATGACCGACGTAATCAACATGGACGAGCCGATGAGCGCCGAGGACGCCGCGCTGTACGGCGGCGCGTTCCGCACCGACCCGCTGGAAGTCGTGGCCGTGAACCTGCTCGACGTGGTGGCTCCGGGCTGGGAGGACAGCCAGCACATGCGCGGCACGCCCGCCCGGTACGCGAAGTGGTGGCGCGAGTTCCTGGACGTGGACGAGGCCCGCGTCAACACCACCTTCCCGGTCGAGCACGTTGACCAGATGGTCGTGGTGAGCGGCATCGACGTGTGGAGCCTGTGCGCGCACCACCTGCTCCCGTTCAGCGCCACCGTGGCCATCGGCTACATCGCCGACGACCGCGTGCTGGGCCTGAGCAAGTTCGCCCGCATCGCGCACGAGTCCGCCGCCCGGCCCACCAGCCAGGAGGAACTGTGCGCGCGCATCGCCGACCGCATCACCGAGGCCACCGGCTCTGAGCACGTGGCCGTCACCGCCTCCGGCCTGCACCTGTGCATGGCCATGCGCGGCATCAAGACCCCGGCCACCATGACCACGAGCGTGACGCGCGGCTCGTTCCGCGACCACCCGGACACCCGAGCGGAGTGGCTCGCGCTGGTGCGATGACCGACCCGTCCCTGCTGGAAGCACTCAAGGCCAGGCCCGCCGCAGACCTGGCCGACATCGTAGGCGCGCTCCCGGACGTGGTGGTTCAGACCCTCCTGGCCGAACTCGGCGGCGCGGCCACCTCATCCCTGCCGGACAGCCCCGCCGCGCAAGCCGTGGAACTCGACGCGGGCTACGTGCTCCGCGACCACCTGCGCTACCTCAGCGAGCGGCTGGCGGTGGCGGTGAACGACCTCAAGCGCGGCGTGTCCCGCCGCCTCGTGGTGTCGATGCCGCCCCGGCTCGGCAAGTCGCAACTGACCTCCGTGTACCTGCCGGTGTGGCTCCTGCGCCAGAACCCCCGGTGGAAGATCGGCCTCATCAGCCACGACCCGACGCTGGCGACCGGCTGGGGCCGCGCCGTCCGGCAGATCGTGGAACAGCACGGCGACGCACTCGGCCTGGCCATCGCGCCGGATGCCGGTGCCGTCAGCGAATGGCAGACCACCGACCGGGGCGGCGTGACCTCGCGCTCGGCACCTGGCCAGTCCATCACCGGTCGCGGCTTCAACATCATGCTCCTGGACGACGTGGTGAAGGACTTCGCCAGCGCACACAGCGAGGCGAGCCGCAAGGCCATCTGGGACTGGTGGACCGCGAACGCCGAGACACGGCTTGAGCCGCCGTCGCTGGTCGTGGCCATCGGCACCCGCTGGCACGAGGACGACTTCATCGGTCGCCTGCTGAGCGACGAGTACGACGGCGACCCCGCCGACTGGGAAGTCATCTCGTTCCCGGCGCTGGCCGAGGAAGATGACGTGCTGGGCCGTAGCCCCGGCGACCCGTTGCTCAGCCCGCTCCTGCGCGACGAGACACCGGAGCAAGCGCTGGTGCGATGGGCGGCGGTGCGGCGCTCGGTCGGCATGTACTCCTGGTCGGCCCTGTTCCAACAGCGCCCGGCACCCGCCGAAGGGGCCATCTTCGACATCGGCACGTTCCGCTACTGGACGCTCGACCCGGCCAAGGCCACCGAGGACGGCACGGTGCGCTACCTCGACCCGAGCGCGGCAGTGGGCACCCGGTGGCTGGACTCCTGGGACATGGCGTTCAAGGCCACCGACGACTCCGACTACGTGGTGGGCCAGCGCTGGATGCGGCTCGGTGCCAACCGCTACCTGATCGCACAGCGCCGTGGCCGCTGGACCTTCACCGGCACCATCGCCCAGATGAAGGCGTGGCTCGGGGCCGACGAGTACGGCGGCAAGGTGCACCAGCGTCTTGTGGAGGACAAGGCGAACGGCCCGGCCATCATCGACACCCTGCACGACGAGATAGCGGGCCTCAAGGCGATCAACCCCGGCGTCAGCAAGGAAGCACGCGCCCGCGCCGTCACCCCCGAAATCGAGTCCGGCAACGTGTACCTGCCGCACCCGACCGAAGCGCCGTGGGTGCTCGACCTGCTGGCGGAACTCCGCTCGTTCCCTACCGGCGCGCACGACGACCAAGTGGACGCCATGACGCAGGCGCTCTCCGAACTGCGCGAGTCCGGCACCGTCACCATCACCGTCCCTGGCGACCGGGCTGTGGTGCCCGCCATCGCCAACCGCTACGCGGCGAGCCGTACCGGCATCCGCCGATCCCCAGGAGGCTGAACCTGTGCACAAGGCTGTGGATAACCTGCTCGCGATTGGCTTCGTGCTAAGGCTGTCGCGCGTGGTCACAACAGATTGGGTGGGCTTCTGGTGGCTCCGAGAGCCAGCCCGCAAGTGGGCGCTCAAGGCCGAGGACCGCGCCGAGCGGTGGGAGCACTCCGCGCACCGCGCCAAGGTCGCCGCGATGGGCCGGGAGCACTCGCCTGTGCCGGTGCCGCCGAAGCCGCCGATGAGTGAGCGCGGCCTGCCGGACGACCCGCGCACCTGGCAGGCCAAACTTGCCAAGGGACTCGACTGCCCGTTCTGTGTAGGGTTCTGGCTAGGGGCGGCGGTTCTGCTCAGCCTCGCCATAGCGCGGGCGGTGCCGCCACTCCTGCCAGTGTGGCGGGCCGTGGCCACCGTGTTCAGCCTGAACTACCTCACCGGCCACATCGGGGCCAGGCTCGACTGATGGCCCGCGTGCGCCGCATCCGCGTGGTGGTCGAAATCGAGGACGACGACGGCACGGTCACCCGGCACGAGACTGACGGCGTGCCGATGCCTGGCACCGTCGAGGCGCGCATCATCCCGCACTACCAGACCCGCATTCACCGGCGCGCGGGCTACATCGAGCCGCAAGGCGTGGTGGACGTGACCGTGTTCCTGGACGCGAGGCTCGACCACCCGACGTTCCGCGTGACCACGAACCCGGAGGACCGCTGGCTGGAAAGCTTGCCGGAGGCCGAGGTGTACCGCATCATCGAGTCATGATGGGAGGCGGCTGTGGACGAGTACGAAGGCGACCCGCGATCAATCGAGTGGTGACGGTCGCGGCTCGGTCACTGACAGGCTATTGACCCGGGTGGGATGATGGGCGCATGAGCGACCGAACGTATGTCCCCGTCCCAGGCCCGTCGCCCGCCGATCTTCCCGACGCCGGGGCCATTACGCCAAGGGTTACCGAGCCAGGCACACCCGCCAAGGCCGCGCCGATGCACAGCCTCCTAGCCGCCGCCACGCGCCTCACCAGCGCCGCCGTTCTGGCCAACCGCACGCACCGTACCGGCAGTGCCGAACAGTGGCAGGAGGATGCCTGGGAGATGTACGACCTCGTGGGCGAACTGCGCTTCCTGGCGAACGTGCTCGCCGGTCAGGGGGCCAAAGCGAAGTTCTTCATCGGCACCGTGGCCGATGACCCGATGGACAACCCAGTGCC